TGTGAGGACGCATCTGTCACCACCAGCCGTGAAAGCAGTATCGAAGCCAGCAATCTTGATAAGGTCATTGTGATCCCAGATAGGTTCTGAGTAGGTATCGGCATTCCGAATGACATCGGCGGTTAGGATTGTTTGGGCGAAGCCAGATTTAGGCCACCATCCAATAGCATTACGCACATAGTCAACAGAGTTCTCATCTCCATAGGACATTTTAAGAATGTCAGCCTGCTTCTTGCGATCCATTAGGAACGGGAATGGAGACGGCTCATCGGAAGGAGCTTGGAAGTTTGGCGACTTCATGCCATTGTAGAACAAGCATACGCCTGTTTCGGTCTCCCACTTCTCCATATCAGCACTCACCGCATCGAAGCTAGTGTGACCTTTAGGCATAGCCCAACGGGTGTGGGGATTGTCGCCAGCGGACGGGTTTCCGATACCAATGAAAACCTTGTCATCGTTGGAAGAAAGGTTCTGCCTAATGTTAATCGCACCCATCTCCATTTCGGGTAACTCGTCCAAGGCTACGCGAATCCTATCGTTCTTACGGCCACGGGTGGTATCAATAGCCTTCTGTCCCTCGGAGCCGGGAGGGAATGCAATAGCCTTGATAGCATTGCGGTAGTCCTTCTCATCATCTCCAGACGCGCCACCCCATACAATCATGTGGCGATAGTCAACGAGGTTCCCAATCTTATTGGATGCACACTTCCAAAGTTTAGAAATAATACCCCAGATACGATCTTCCGAAGCTCCCAAGGTTGTAGTGGCTACCCAAGAGGATGTGCAATGCGGGGCAGCACACCAATCCAGATAAATCCACAGACCGACAGGAAATGATTTACCCATTGAGGCCGCGCCTGCGAGACACACATCGTCATTGTTACACAACTCCTCAAGAGTCCGAAGAAGTTGGGTATTGGTATAACCACGATTCTTGATCACAACATCAGTCGGCCACATATACTGGACAGCTATGATAAAGTGTTCAAATGGCGACAAAAGTTTGTAGTCAGAAAGCTCCATGTTCTTCTTAACTCGCATTGTCTTTCCATAATCACCACGGGTTAAAGCGTAGCAATAAAGCTCTATCTCAAGCGGGTTCATGTTTTCTGGGAAGACCATCCCATATTTCCGAATGCCATTTTGAGAAACAATTTTTCTTGACATGGGAAGGATGAAACCTCATCTTCACGCTCAAGGCAAGATGAAACTTAAAGAACCTCGACGCGCTCCTGTAGGTGGGTGGTATTACAAGTATGTAATCACTCGTAATAACCTAGATTTCCCAGCGACTGTTTACGGAGAATCATTGTCTCGCCTGATCGAGAATGTTAACAAAGACATGAGATCAAACGGAGTTACTGCGCCAGTCGATCTTGCTGATGTTATCGAAACTCAAATCTGCGAACGCCAACCAGCGGAAAGGTGTTGGATGGGAGCAGGAGATCATGTTGCACAAGCTATTCATGGAGTAGCAAGAGTAGTTGACAGGATAGCAGGAACAAGACTTGAACAAAAAGCCAAAGGATGCTCTAGTTGCAGACAACGCCGACAAGCGTTAAACAGAATGTTCAACAAATAACTCTATCGTTAACGATAACTCATTATGCCTATCTCAGTCGGATCAGACAACTTTTCACTTTTAACTCTCGGCCCAGATGGAGAAGTCCCAGATACTAGGATTTCATCATCGAACCACGCTTGGAATATCGCAAACAATCTCTCTCTGTCAAATTCTGGCCGCGAGAATAAACGCATTCGGGTATACAAAAGCTATAAGCGATTCCCGCCTACTGGCTATAGTAAGATAGCAGAGAAGAAGTTACCTTGGCAGGCCGATGTGAACTGGGGGCAGATGGAGTTCATCGTCAACAACCAGAAGTCCAGTTACTACGATGTAATTACAGAGCGTCAGGCTTGTGCAACAATCGAAACTAAATATGGCAATGAAAAAGAAAGACTCGTCCACACGGAAAACATCACGCTCGCGTTCGACAAAGCGATCCGCGAATGGCCGGGGTATCTCTACAACAAAGAGCAAGAACTTGAGTCGATGCTGCTCTACGGAAAAGGCATCGGGATGTGGCACAGCCCTCTTGGCTGGATGCCAGAATACATACCGCTTTCTGACCTCTTGTTCCCTGATGACATCAAGGTTGATTTCTCGAATCTGGAAGAATTTGTGCGGCGAGTTCGACTCACCCCGTATCAACTCTACAAGATCATCGAAAACCGATCTGCCGCCGAAGACCTTGGGTGGAATGTCGATGCAGTTGTGGACGCCATTAGATTCCACAAGGCTTTTTCAGAACACAACAAAACAAGGGAAGACTTCTTCCGCACAATCTCGGAAAGCGGATTCAACTGGTCACTCTCGGTCAACCAAAAGATCGACCTCTACGAAATCTACTGGAGGGAATTCGACGGCAAAATCTCGAAAGCAGTCATCCTCCAAGACTACAACCCGATCAGCCAATACATCAACCAGTATGTCAAAGGGAGCGAAAAAGTCAGCGAAGCAATTGTCCGTGACCAACATGGTTTCCTCCAACTTAATGTCGGGCTTTTCGACAAGTGGGACGAAATCATTTATATGCTCACCGACTCGGTGGGTAGCGGATTATTCCACGACATCAAGTCCCAAGCGGAAGCGGCGTTCGTAGCCTGCCGTCAGTATGACTTCACGATGAACGGGCTTGTTGATGCCGTTCGTCTTAACTCAATGCTTCTGTTGGATGGCGGGTCGCCAGACTCAACCAAGATGCTCAAGCAGATGGAATGGTTGCCGATCAGCGTTATGCCAGATGGGGCTAAGTTCACACAGAACAGGTTCCAGATGCCAGTCGCCGAGGGAATGCAATTCATGCAGTTCTACATGGGCGATCTCTATCGAGGACTAGGCCAGTATCGCATCAATGCACCAACAGCAGGAGGAGCGCAACGCACCAAAGGCGAAGCGGAACTCGATGCGGCGGAATCGGCAAAACTTTCTGGAACTCAAATCAGGCGTTTCAATGAGTGCGAAACTCTATACTTCCGTGAGCTATATCGCCGATTTGTATCCTCAACTCGCAATGACGAGGGATACGAGTATGTCAAAAAATTCTACGAAATTCTTGAGGAACTTGGAACTCCTAAAGAAGCTGCCGCTTGGAAGAACATCACAAGCATCCGAAGCAACCTCATCAACGGAGCAGGAAGCCCTAGCTTCAAGCTCATTACAGCGGAGAAACTTGTTCAACTTACTTCGATCACTCCAGCCAACGAAGGACAAGAGAATGCCGTTAAAGACGCCATCGCAGCTTTGGCGGGGCGGGACAATGTAGCTAGGTATCGCAATATGAAGATGAGCAAGATTGATGATACTGCTCGTATCATTGGTTTCGAGAACGCAGGCATGACGGATGTATTCGTCAACCCAGCGAACTTCCCAGTCTTGCCAACCGATCCACACATCGAACACGCTCAAGGTCACTTCCAAGACCTCATGTTGCAGATTCAAACGAATATGCAGGCCATCCAAGCTGGCGCGGCAGAAATTACGGAACTCGCAAAAGCTGTTCGCTCCATCCAGTTCAAGGGTGGACACATCATGGCCCATGTGGAGTTCATCGCAAAAGACCAATCCAAACAAGACTTCCTCAAGCAATTTATGGAAGGCATGGGACAAGCTGGAAAGATGGGCGACGAGATCAACGCCGTTTACCAAGAAATGCTCCAGAGCCAACAGCAGGGTCAAGGCCAAGGAATGTCCGAAGAAGACATCAAACTCCAATACCTCGCTGCCAAGTCTGGTATCGACATCGACACCAAGCAGAAGCTCGCAGACATCTCTATCGGCAAGGCATCTGTCAGTCACGCCCAGCGCACAGAACAACGCAAACAGCAGGGTATTACTCAACTCGCGCTTCAGAAAGCCAAGGCTCGCGCCGAGATTCAAAAGACAATGGGCAAAGCCCAGCCTATGCAAGAGGCTCCCGAAGCTCCAGAGATGGAAGAAGAGGAAGAAGTCGAGGAGGTAGAAACC